CAGGGTATCCCATGAGGCGGGAGCGCTGGCATAGTCGTTCTCGTTATCAAGGCTGACGACCTTAGAGATTGCTGTGTATGTTGCCGATGCTGCCCCGGACAGGAGCATAAGCATCAGGAGGGTTGCGAATATCTTTTTCATTTCAAATCACCTCTATAAGTTACAGGTCATAACACCCAGGCACTCGGGCCTCACGACCTTGCAGCCAAAGACATATTCGCCGTCTACCTTCTTGGCAAACTGCTTCTCCATGTCCATGATCCGGACGTCGTTGACCTGGCTGGCGAAGGTCATGGCCTTGGAGGTACCGAACATGACCTTGTACTTGGCACCAGCAGTGTTGGGGACGTTGTGGCTCTCCATGATCGAGAATCCGCCTATCCGTGTTATGCTGCCGTTCAGCATACCGGGCTGAGCGATCTGGGGAGCTGCCGCAGTGAGCTTGAGATCCTTCCTGATCAGGCCTGCGAACTTCGGAGGCACTATCATCCATCTGCCCTCGAGAGGCACCTTGCTCTCAGACAGGGCTACACCACAATCCTCAATGAGGTTGTAGATGTTGGAAGCGTCACCCTGACTGAGGTTGGGTGTCTTGGGGGCAGCGTCCGTGCCGATCAGGTTGGCAGCCGCAGCATCGGTATAGAGAGATGCAATGACGCTATCGATAGCGTCCCGGATCGCATAGGCGGCTTCCTTGTTGTTCTCCGCCATGATATCGATCTTGGTCTGGGCCTGGTCCTTGTTGCTGACCTTGAAGTTAAAATACTTGTCATAGTCAATGGTCATCTCCAGGGAAGTATCCAGGACTGTATCCGGATCGTCCATGTCGCTGTTCTGGGTGTAATCCTTCACGGTGACTGAGCCCACGCCCACGATTCGCACACTCTTCGCGAACTGTACATCGCCCTCGTAGTTACGATTGATCACACCGGGCTGACCGTAAACGAGAGACTTCTCCAGCTGATGTTGGACATCAGCGGCTATTACTTCAGGTTTCCACGATTCGAATGCCATAAAAGTATCACCTTACTGAACCCGGCCCTCAGCAGTAGCCTGCTTGATTTCGGCCATAATCTCATCCGTGAGGTGACCGGAAAGCCGGAGTTCCTTGATTTCTGATTGAGTCCAGATCTTAGAATTGTTCTTGACCTGGCTCTGGATGCCAGTCTGCCCCGCGCCCTGAGCTGCTTTGGGCGGCTCGACCTTGAGCCTGGCGGCGATCTTGGTTACGCTCGCGGCCACTTCTTCCTCCGTGGTTCCTGATACGGAGTCAATCCATTCGGCTGCCACTCCCGCCTCAGCAAGCTTAGCGGCCTTGACCCGCTCCAGCTTGAGGCTGGACAGTTCTTGATCTTTCGATTGCAGCAGAGCATCTTTTTCAGCCAGTTCGGCCTTCAGCTTCTCGACTTCGGTCATCTGGCTTTTCTTCAGCTCTGCAAGCTCCTCCGAAGCCTTTTTCAGCTCAGAGTAATTCGCGTACTTCTTGCGTTCCCTGGCCAGTCGATCAGCCACAATGGCATCAACTTCGGCCTGGGTTAGCTTTCCCTCGTTCTGAGGTTCGTTGCCGCCTTGTTCTGCCGGAGGCGTACCGGCTGGTGGTATTGTTGGTTCTGTCATGAAACATCAACTCCCTCCGATTATGCCCGGAGTAAGCAAAAGATAATAATCAGATAAGTTCGTCCAACGACTCGCTTAGGAGCTGGTCGATGGACTGCTCCACATCGAGGCCGGGCAGAGGCTTCAGCAGGCCGCTGTCAAATGCCATTTGCAAGGCGCCTTTCCTGCCGATGATTCCTACCGTCTTGAGCGTGGCAAGAGCCGTCGCCCGGATGTTGTTTACGTTCGCCTCTTCCATCGGGTCGTCGGGTATCCCGTCCTGCAGGTTGACTGTGATCTTCTCTAGCGGAATCTCCGGCCCGTGTAACTGTGACCACAGATTCAGGACTTTGGGTATTGCCTTCTCTGCCGCCCTGGCGTACTTGGAAACTTTGGAGAGCGTCGGGATGAGCCTGATCCGCAGAGCAGTGCCGCTTTCTGCCGTGCCCTGCCCCTGGCCGGCCAGGAGGACCCTGGAGAGCTGAAGCATCTGCAAGAGCTGGTCCATGCTCTGCTCTATCGCCCGGTCCACTGCGCCCAATTCGGCCTGCCAGACCATGAGCGAAGGCGACGGATCGCCCGGCTTGGTGATGATAGCCTGACCAGGCTTGTAAACCCATTCTTCTTTTGAGTGATCGAAGACGGTGGCCGATTCGGGTACCACGGGCGTGGGGCTGGTGAACTTCGCCAGTACCTCAGCCCGCTGAGCGAAGAGGAGTTCAAGCGATTCTATGAGCGATATGATGGAAGGCTTGTAGTCGCTCTGGCCGTAGTACCGCTCAGACGAGAGCTTGTTTTGGATTGCCACGACAAGCATGTCCTCGACAGGAGGATATTGGTAGCCTTCAGCGTCCACCTCCAAGCCAGCATATGCAGGAAAATTCCCGAGAGGCAGCGGGCCGCTGAGCTTTTTCTCCGATTTGGTAAGCCCTGCCCCCGAAGATATCAGAAAAATTAAGTGCCGAATCTTCCCGGGTTGGTGGACAGTAAACTTGATATACTCTATCTCTTTTTCTTTGCCGTTCTGCACATCTTTCTCCTTCCAGATATGGAAGAACACGAACGCCTGTGGCCTCTGGATATTCCCAGGAGTGACGACGATATAGCAGTTTTCGGGGTTGAGCGCCTGGATACCGGCATCGGAGACTTCAAACAGACCGATACCGTACCGGCTGACGTCAATGAAAGCCTGGTCAGCGGGCAAGTCCGGCAGGTCGTCGCGGCTTCCGGCCACGATTTCAGGCTCTTCGCCTAGGAGGAGATTTATGTAGCTGTCTGTGGCCAGCTCGGGCCAGTCGAGGATGATCTTTTGCTTCTTGGAGTCCTTGGACTGGTCCGCCAGGTATGCGATGTACCGGGGAAACACCTTCTCATGGAGGCCGTTGTAGATCTGCCTCATGAAAGCATGCTCTTTGAGCCGGGCGGCTTCGTCTGCGTCCTCCGGCGGCCAGGGTTTGCCATCGGCAACGAAAGATAGATCAGTGAGCATTAGGCATCTTCCCGGCCTCGCGGATGGCCTCAAAGTCGTTCTTCTGGATTTTCATGTAGCATTCCTGGCAGCATAGGCGATCCTGCAGGACTGTGAGCCCCAGGCGGTTGTCGGTGATGCCCGGAACGTGGGGAACTATGGGCGTAAACTCCAGCCTGGCCACAGGAACCGGGAACTCCTGGCCGATCTTGGAACCACAGAAAATGCAGATCATACTATCCTCTGAGTTATTGCTCTCATGTAGCCGTACCGAAGGGCATCGAGCGCGTGGTCGCTTTGTTTAATCGGCTTATCTTCGCCCTTCTCCTGGGCTTTGGAGTCCCAGACATAGCCCGGAAACTCTTCTATCAGGTGGGTGCAGGACTCGTGGATCATCAGCCGGCCCGAAGTGAGACCTGTTGCCACCGATCTGATGCCGTCCAGGACAGAATTGTTCGCGTCAGCCAGCCCGTGCGTGCCCTGCTGTCGCAAGGCAGCCCTAAAGGAAGCCGCCGACGGATCTATGAGCACGTTAGACGGGTGTATATCTTTGAGGAAGTCTTTCATATCAGCAGCATACTCGGCGTCCGTTTTCTGCCGTCCCTTCTCAGAAGAATCATAATAATATTCCTTGAATGCAATCCACCTACGTTCTTTTATGTCATACCCCAAAGCTATGAAGGAAGTGGGGTTGACCGTGCCATAATCTACCCCGACAACAACAGAAGCAAATTCTGGAAGCTCTGAGACGACGTGCCGGGATTCATCAAACATGTCATAAATCGCGCCTTCTGCAGCTACCCAAAGGCCCAGGATGTACCGCTTGTACCACAGGCCGGTATATTGCCTCTTGAGCCTGCTTTTTACCTTCTCGGATAGGAATGGGTTGTCATCAAGGGTGAAATGCCAGTGCCGCCCGTCTACCTTGTCCAGGCGGTCAATGTAATCTTTCTTCAGATAGTGGTTTGGCGGGCCAGGATTGAATGTGGCTATGATCTTAAGATATTCTGCATCCGTTCGCGTCCCCAGCATCTGCCAGACTTCATAGGGGTAAGTCTCCGCTTCATCGCAGTAAGCCCGTACAAAGCCTTTGCCCTGCAGCTTGGTAGCGGCCCGGATATTATCTGCCCCAAACAGGAATATCGGTCTGTTGAAGAGGGATAATGTGCCAGTACCACGATTCAGAACCGCATTCCCCTGTCCTACAAGATCTTGAAGGGGATAAATAACGTTCTGGATCAGGGTTTCGCGCGTCTTCCCGAGCATGGCAACCGGCCCTGGCGGTGCATGATCCTTGATGTCATTCGCCCATGCCAGGATCGAGCCGAAGGTCTTAGATGATCGTACTGCACCCTCCAGAAGAAAATAAGTGGACTTGTTGTCACAGATGTATTCGTCCCATGCTTCAGCCGCTTTGCTCGTTGGCGGCAGAGGTTTCCATGCCATTTTGTCTTGCCTTGTGAATCGCTTCTCTCATCTCTTCCAGGCCGGTCTTCGCGGTATCGGACTGCATAGGCTCCAAGATAGACCGCTTGTCCATCGCGACCCCATAAGGAGTAGCCAGCTCTCTTAGAGTCCTGCTATCTTCGGCTTCCAGAAGCATCTTTTCGATCTTTTCAAACCAGAGATCGTTAAGCGCAAGCCTTCTTTCGCGGTCGTAAGTCCGCTTTGCCTCAGTCGCTTTTTTTGTTTGTGAACGTTCAGATGAAACGTTCAGTCTCTTCAGAATCCCGTTTACCCATCCAACCGATTTGTCAAACTCCTTAGCGATCTCCCTCTGGGATTTCCCGTCTTCGTGGAGAGCTATGATTCTCTGGATTTCGTCTTCGGTTGGCACATATCATCAATCCTTAATTATTATTCCAAATTATAATAAACAGAAGAATACCGGCCAGGAAAGAGGAGGATATGAAGGAGAACCTGGCCAGCGGATCACTCACTTAGTAGATGCTATGTGGTGATAGGGAG